GAGCGATCCAGGCGAGCGGCGTACTGCACCATGCTTTCCGCCCTTTCCTGGGGCAGCCACCGCTTTCCTGCGGCTCGCATCGCGGGAGTGCCGCCAAGCAAGTCCAGGATCAGCGGCCAATGAGCGGCCATGTCATTCCAGGCAATGCAGGGCGCGTCTACCGCGTCATCGGTGCTGGTTGCCATCGCGCCGAACGACAGCGGGGACGGGAGTTGGGCGTTGTTGTTGACCATCAGATTGCGCTGGTGACAATGACGCGCTTCTGCGTCGGGTGAACCGCCTGAACATAGTAGCCCAGGGCATCGGTGAGGTGCGTTGCGGCCTTGTCGGCCTTCTTGTCGATCTCGCCGGAGCCGCCTTCCAGCACCACCACGCCTTCCAAGTCGCGCACCGTTTCCGGGGCAGCCTTGGCGTTCACGACCATCCTGATCGTCCCGTCAGCCGACTTGAGGCGAGCGTTCATGGCGTTGACGCGAGCGCGTTCCTTCGGGTTGGCCCGTGGGACACGGAACTTCAGCCGCTCCTTGAAGACGGGCTTCAGGTGGGCGCGGATCAAGTCCCAATCGGAGCCAGCCACCTTCGCCGTGCCAGCCGCCCCGCCCGTGGCATCGCCGTAGACCAGGACATCGTGCTTGTGGTCGCCGTACATCTCGATCAGCTTGCGGCAGACCGCTGGCGTGTTGGAGTTCCGGGGGATGTGAACCTCGCCCACCACCACCGTCAGCCGCTCGTCCAGATCCTTCCTCGCGCCCTGGTAGTTCAACTCCTGCACGGCGACCGCGATGCCCGGAGACACATTGAAGTCGAAGCAAAGGTTCAGCGGACGGTCGGGCTGGTAGCCGAACGGCTCGCAATGGGTCGAGGCATCGAAGGCGTAGTAAGCCCGTCCCGCGAAGTTCAGGAAGCTGCCTTCGTACTCCTGCTGGAAGGTCAGCGCGTCAAGCTCCGCTCGCGCCGCCTCGATCTCCTTCGGGTCGAGGATGTCGGCTGCCGTCCAATGGTGCAGCGACCACTCTTCGTGTTCCTCGGAGCCAGCCTGTCTGGCGAGGTCGTAGTAATGGTTTCGGCCTTCGGGGACACCGATGAACCACGCGCCGCCCTCGCGCCCCAGCGTGGACAGGGCGGGGCGCACATTGTCGGTCCAGACCTGGGGCTTCATGTTGGCGTACTCATCGAAGCAGCCCCAATCGAGCGGACGGCCCTCGATGCGCTCCGGCGCGTCCATGCCCATCACATTGATCTGCACCCCGTTGATGAGCTTGATGCCCATGGTGGACTCCGCTGGCCTCTTCGCCATCGCCCACTTCGGGACGAGCAGCTTGAGGTCATCCCAGAAGATGCGCCGCGCTTGCTGGTGGGTCGGGGCCGCGAAGACGAACCAGCCGTTGTCCGACTTGGTGTAGGTCAGGGCGGCCTTCACGCCGTACCGCTTGGCAAGCTCCGTCTTGCCGGAACGACGGCCAGCAGGAACCACGCGGAAGCGTGTGGTCGCCTTCCAGAGTCGCGCTTGCTCTCGGTGGTAGCGGAGCTTGTACCAGCGCGGAGTCAGGACTTCTGCCGCAGACACGCGGCCAGCATACGCAAAAAGGCTCCCCAGCCGAAGCCAGGGAGCCTGTCAGGATTCGTTCGGGCTAGGCGTTGAGGGTGTGGAAGCCGTAGCTGGCGACGATGTGGATGCAGCCGTTGCCGATCACGATGTCGCCCATGCTGACGGAGCAAGCTGCGGGGCGCAGACCGTGCTTGCTCTGCATGATCTTCAGACACTTCGCGCCTTCGCGCTCCGTCCAGTTCTTGTTGTCCTCGACCAGCGGCCCTTGCTCGCTCTCGTAGAAGGAGTGCTGGCCGCGACCGTAGACCTGTTCCAGATCGTCAGCGGCGATCTCGCCAACGGCGACGAGCTTGCCGCGCACGATCATCTCGCGCACCAGATCGTCGTTCTCAGGCTGCTCCGCCTCGGCCTTGTCGGCCATCGCCAGCATGGTCAGGGCTTCGCTGATCTCGCAGTAGTCCGCGCTGTCCAGGTCGAGGTTCTTCTGAAAGACGGTGAAGGTGTTGGCGTTGTTCATCTTGGTCTCCTTGGTTCGGGGCGGGGCGGGTTGCCCTCGCCAGATGCCCTAGTGTAAGCCCCTCCACACGGGGCGCAAGGGGGGGTTTCCTAACTTTTCTCGATTTTCGTCAGACGCGCAGAGAAGGCCGCTGACGCACGATCTCCCCTCCGGGTCTGGCGAGCCATCCGCCAGGGTAATCGCGCAGGAGCGACCGCCGCAGCGTGGTCAGCCCTCGGCCTCGCACGGCACGGTGTCATCCATCGCCAGGAGCGAGGCGCGAAGCTGCGCCGCCTGATCCTCGATGGTCATGCCGTGGAGCGCGTCGAGCTTGTCCGTCCGGCCCTCGTCTCGATCCATGAACTCCTTGAGGAACGGCCACATCTTCTGCGGCTCCTTGATGGCGGACTGGATCAGCACCTCGGCCAGGATGTCGGCCACCTGTTTGCCGTTGCGCTCTCGCAGCAGGACTTGCCGGATGCGCGTGGTCATGCCGACGCTGCCCTTCGGTCGGCCCCCCGGATTAGGCGATGGCGTTCCCGGCAGGAACTTCCCGTCCTCGCTTCTCAGCACTTTCGGCTGGACTGAACTTTCGTCTTTCTCTCGCACCTAACTTCCTCCCGATGTTGGCGGTCTACTCGATCTCGATGCCTCGCGCTTCCAGCAGCTTGGCGATCTCATCCCGTTGCGCTTCAGACTTGCAGACTGCGGTCAGCCTCCATGTTGGGGGCAGCGGGTCTTGTGCTTCTCCTACGGTCTTATCAGCCAGGGACTCGATGAGCGAGTCGAACTCGTCCTGGTTGTATCCAGCGGCCTTTCGCAGTTCTGGCTCAAGCGTGTCGAGCGTGAGTGCGAGATCATCGACTGACCAGTTGGCAAGCTCCGCCGTGCGGTTGTCGGCTACGGCGTAGGCGACGGCTTCCGCGCCGCTGAGGTGCGTCCGCACAATGTCGATCTCCTGCCAGCCCAACATCCGCGCCGCGCCCAGCGTCCCGTTCCCAGCGATCACCACGCCTTCCGCGTCAACGACGATGGGCTTTTGCTGCCCAAACCGACTCAGCGATGCCTTGATTGCCTCGACATTGCGCTCGTCATGCTCGCGGACATTCTGCGGGTCAAAGGTTAGGGATTCGCACCTGACGCGCTCGATTTTCATGCCCCGCAGCCTAGACGGCAGGGCAGGGACGGGCAAGTTTCGTCCTAAGCCAGCCCAATGATTTTGGCCCACGGCTTCGGCGTTCCGTCCTTGCGGAAGGGTGCTGCCCCCGGTTTCCAATGGTTCTTGTCCCGCCAATGCCAGACGGTGACTTGCTCCATCTTGAAGTCGCGGACGATCTTCATGACCTCGCGAGCGATGGCCGACTGCTCCGCTTCCGTGCCTTCAATGTCTAGCTCGGTGACATACATGGCAATCCCTGCCGCCTGAAGCTCCGCCGCGATCCGCCGCCAAGGGGCCAGCGACTTCCCCGCCGCGAGGTGCGCTTGGAAGCCCACGATGACATCATCCATCGGGAAAGCCGAGTGCATGAGCTTGAACATCGTCAGGAAGCGGTCAACGCGGTTGTCGTTCCATTCCAAGCCCCACTCGTTGAGGCAGAAGCGAAGGTGCGGAGCCTTGCGCTTGGCGAAGGCGAAGTATTCCGCAAGCTCCGCGAACGAGGGCTGCTCGACCAGGGCGGGATGCGTCTTGACGATCTCATCACGCTTAGGCGAAAGAGCTTCGTTCACCAGATCGACTCGGACGGGCTTACCACCAGGGCGCGGGAAGTCGATCATCGCTTGGATGTGCCTCCCGAAGTCCTGCATCCGGGTCTGGCGCATCTTGAGCCGTTCCAAGTCGTAGCGGACTAGCTGCGCGTCCTTGAGCCAGATCCAGCAATGCTCGTCGGTCGGCTTGCCGTCGATGGCTTGCTCGCGTATGCGAGTGCCGTGGTAGTTCCCGTCCTTGTCCACAACGGCTGGCATCTTGGCTGCACCGCCATCGAAGATCACTTCGCAGCGATCTCGGACATGGGCGGGAGGTGGATCGCCTTCGACATACGCTACGGCGAGACGGGGTTCATGCTTAGGCATCGTGATTTTGCGCCAGAGCCTGCGGAGCCAATCCACCATTGGCGCAGTTTACAGCCTAGCG